GCATGAAATTTACTTCTTTTTCTGTGCTCCGGGACGCTATCCGTAATAAATTGATAGTCGTTCCCCCGACAAAACCTTCTTTGAATCAAGAAAGTCTTACCAGTTGTGGTAGTTTATCTACCGTAACCTTACAAACAGTGCTTAATGTACTGTCTGCTCTAGATGTGATTAAAGGGGGCCTGGTTGAGTTCCAAGGTGGAGCTCGCTTGGACCGTGCTTACATATGTCTACCCACGGATTCGCTGACTTATCATTATATAAAAGTCATGAGATCATGGGGTATGGACGTGAGCGCGGTCCGCCAGGGGTGGTGCGATAAGAGCGAGAGAGATGCTCTTTTTACACCGTTCCGTTGGGATGCAAAGGCCAAAGCTTACAACTTGGCTCAAACTTCACCGAGTTATGTTGGGATTGATCGCGTAGTTATGCGATTGAACGAAAGCTCTTCTAAGAGCGCTATTTCGTTTATCCTTTCTTATCTCGAGGTGTTGTTGGATGCATTCCCAAAAATGGGGGGTTTTCCTGCTTCTGATGTTTATGTAGCTTGGAAAACTATTGCGAATTGGCCTATTGACCAATTCGTCGGGTACGCGAAGTACTGCACTGCTTATCCTATGGCCAAACACTTGAAGAACGAGTTACCGAAGAAACCTTTCGGTTTCGATTCGAACCCTCTTCTTTTTGGACCCAGGATGAAGCGTGTGATGCGATCTCGATATCCTTGCATGACTCGGAAGTCTGACAGTTTTTTCCAATCTGTCCTACAAGGAGTGAAGCGAGGTGCCGCGGTTGTACCCGAGGTGTACGTAGCCCAGTCTTATGTGAAACACTTAGATATCTTGTCTAAAAAACCTTCCGATGTCCTAGAAGGTATTGCTGACGAGATTTCGGAGAAGATGGATCGAATTTTCTCTGGTTTCTACCTCTCGGATCGTAAGATCTTAGAGTGGTGGGAACCTTCGAAAAAAGCTTCTTTTACCTATAAAGGGTATGCCGGAGGTCAAGAGCAAGAGGTAATTTCTTACCTGGACGCTATTGCCGGAACACAGAAGAGATTCACTTCATCTGGAGTGTTGACTGGGTTAGAGGGGGGAGAGAAAGGTGGTGCAATTAACTTACAGAAGGTCCATGACTGGGAAACCTTTAAACCGATCATAGAGAAAGCCACTAGTGCTTATCATGATGTAGTTTATAGGGATCTTATGTATAACGACCTATTAAGGATGTATGACGAAACTGAATCTGGATTAGTGGAATCCCTCAGTGGTCGTACAATTACACTCGATATGAAGCGTCAAATTATCGACGCTGCCTACGACGAGTTCTTCGACAAATTTTTAGATTGTCGTGTCGTGGCTATTCGAGAGTTCCTTAAGGTAAGAATAATCATCGCCGGTAGTGGTATTGCCTATCACTTAGCCAAGAACTATCAGAAGGGTTTACTTCAACATATTCAGAAGTACCCACAGTTCAGGCTTACAGGTGAGCCACTTACACCAGAACATATACACAAAGTTTTCGATCTGGAGAATGATCTTGATTCCTACATATTTACCAAAGGGGACCCTAATACTTCGAAATGGGCACCCCGGGAATTTATGGTCTCTGGAGATTACTCTGCAGCAACTGATAATATTAATATAGCTGTTACGCTTCAATCTTTCGACTCTACTTTCTCGAGTCAAATGAAGCGCAATGGTAGTACTCTTTCTATAAAGTACTTTCAGCTGATTCGAAAACTTCTGGAGCCTCATAACCTTGTCTATGACTTGGCATCTATGAGTTCCGCTCTTTGGCCTGATCGACCAGTTGGCGAATTAACTCCAGAATTTTGTGATATGGATCTCAAAAAGAGATATCCGAACTATCTAGGTTCTTTTAGGGGAACCGATCTTGGTTTCGATGATGACAAGCTTTATGTCGTCTTCAAACAGATAAACGGTCAGTTAATGGGCTCGCCCATTTCTTTTCCTTTTCTGTGTGCCATAAACCTAGTTTCGTATTGGATCTCTCTTGAGATATATCTGGGCTTCTCTATTCCCCTTAGGTTGCTTCCCGTTCTTATTAATGGTGACGATATATTTTTCCGGTCTAATGACGACCACTATTCGATTTGGCTACGCCTTGTCGAACAGGTCGGCTTTAAGTTGTCCTTGGGGAAAAATTACGTCCATCCAACCATTATGACTATGAACTCAATTCTGTTTAAGCTTATCCCT